AGGAGCTAAAGTTGTTGGCCGCAATATGAATGCGGAACAATTTCAAAAAATGTACGCAACCCAATTAGGCTACGATTACCGCACAGTTGATTTTAACAACTCAAAGGCCGGAGAACTACAGGGCGAACGTCTCCAAGGTTTTTCAGATGGCGTCGGCGGATTTTCTGCGAGTACAGGGGAGTTCGTGGATAGCCGGGGCACCACCTATAATGATTTAACACGAGAGCAAGTACAGAACTACGTGGACTCTCTTTCGTATAGCCCTGCACAGTTAGAAGGTGCTCTCACAGCGTTAGAGGGTAAAAAGGCCGCGGCGGCAGACTCGTGGTTTGGGGCTGACTACAAACAGCAAACTTACCAGATGGCTATTGACGAAGTTCGAGGCCGGATGCAAGAAACACAGGACCTGCTATCAGCCCTGTCACCTGAAGAGTATACCATCGCGATGCAACAACTAAGTGCGCCGACTGCATCTCGTATGACTCCAGAACAGATCCGAAAAGCAGGTTCCGTTATTAATTTAATTGAGAATAGTGCATCACCTTCAGCAACGCAGTGGAGAACTGTTGTTGATCCGGTAACTGGAAAGGTAAATCGGTACAACTTTAATTTGGATCAATCATCGGACCCGGTAGCAGGGCCTACTGAAGGTACGCAAGTTGTAGGGGGTAAGACCTACACGACAGTATCCGGTGGAGGCGATAGTGATAACGCTCCGGGACCAAGTGAAAGTAGATCGTCTGTGTCGGAAGCGGCCGCAATGGAAGATGCGTATGACACTTCTTCTGCTACTTACTTTGCAAAAGGCGGCCGCGTTAATAAAGCAATGGGCGGTAAACAAGATTCTGTAGGCCCTATTGGATTTGTTAATGGACGTACTCCAGAAGAAGTTACCGATGCTGACACAGTACGTGATGATGTTGAAGGGTCAGTTCCAGAGGGTACTTTTGTTATCAACGCGGCCGCTGTAGAGCGGTACGGAAGTGAACGAGTTCGTAAACTTTTGATGTCGTCGTTGCAAGAGGCTGAAAAGCAAGGGATTGACATATCCAGCACTGACAGTACAATTACCGATGAGGAGTCTGTTTCTGTAGCAGTCTCTGAGGGTGAGGTACTCGTCCCACCTATCTTAGTAAGAATTATCGGTTTACAAAAGCTCGAGAAGATTAATGCACTTGGCGAAGCGGAAGCTGAAGACCGTGTCGAAGAATATGGTCAAGCTGAAGTATCAGAGCCAATAGAAGGTGAAGAGACTGTGCAAGCTTCTATGGGCGGTGGATTTATTAACACTCAAGTTTAATTCGGGATTCTCCTCCCGTCAATTTTAATGGCTACCCTGCAATTCCGCAGGCCCCATCAACAACCTACGGCTACCCTCAGCCATGAGGCCCCGTGAGATAGGAGACTAAAATGGCAAGACAAAAAGGGCATCGCGCCAACAAATCAAACGACTCTTTCGGAACGATCAACAATGATCAACTTTATCGAGGAAAATACCGAGAGGACGTTTATAAAGACGAAGAAGAAGAAACCGCAGTAATCGAGGACCCCTCAGAAGAAGAGGCTACTCCTGAAGAGACTCAAAGTTTCGCGGAACCAAAAGAAGGTTCTGATACTGACTACAAAAAACGCTACGATGACTTGAAGAGACACTACGACTCTAAATTAGAGGAGTGGAAAACTGAGAGACAAGAATTAGCTAACGCACAACAAGCGGGTCGTGAAAGTGGTCTTTCCACTTCAGAGCTTCCGAAAACTCCAGAAGAACTGGAAGAATTCAGAGCAAAGTACCCGGATGTGTACGCAATTGTAGAGACAGTATCAACGCTTCAAGCGGAAAATCGGCTTAAAGAGCTTAAAGATGAAGTTGACCAACTCAAAGGTAAAGAGAAAGATTTAATCGTCCAAAGTGCATATAAAGAATTACTTTCTGCACACCCTGATTTTTCTGAACTTAAAACCGATGAGAAGTTTTTGATGTGGTTGGATGAACAGCCCGCTTCAATTGCTGACGGAATCTATAAGAACAATACCGATTCACGCTGGGCTATTCGAGTCTTAGATTTGTACAAGGCAGATACTGGCGTTAAAACACGCAAGAAAACAAAAGATGCCGATCCAGCCGCAGTGGTAAAGACCAGTGCCGCAAAAGATGTGGTTGGAGAAGCTTCCGGAGAAAAGAAAATCTGGAAAGCTTCAGAAATAGGTAAGATGAAGCCGTGGGAGTTCGAAAAACTTGAACCCGAACTCGATGCCGCAAGAGCGGAAGGCAGAATCGATTACTCACAATAACTTAACAAGCTATCTCATAAGGAAACATAACAATGGCTTTTGGAGTTGCATCAGGTTATACCAACCTGCCAAATGGTAACTTTACTCCAGAGATCTTCTCTCAGAAGGTCCTGAAGTTCTTCCGTCGTGCTTCTGTCGTAGAAGACATCACCAACACTGACTACGCTGGTGAGATCGAAAACTACGGCGATACAGTACGTATCATCAAAGAACCAACAATCACAGTTTCTGCGTACTCTCGTGGTACAACTGTATCTGCACAAGACTTGGCAGATGCTGAAACTACAATGGTTGTTGACCAAGCGAACGCATTCGCATTTGCAATCGACGACATCGAAGAGCGTCAGTCACACGTCAATTTTGAGGCGTTGGCTACTTCTTCAGGTGCTTACTCACTGAAGCGTAAGTTCGATGCTAACGTTCTTTCAGCAATGGCCGCTGGTGCGGGCATCTCTGGATCAACATACGGTACAGCCGCTGGCGGTATCGGCATCCACGGTGCTACAGGCGGTGACGCCGCTGTCAACCTGTTGCTCGCGATGGCTCGTGCTCTCGACGACAACTCAGTCCCAGAAGAAAACCGTTTCTTCGTAGCTCCTCCTGTGTTCTGGGAGAACCTGTTCAAGGCAGGCTCTAAGTTCGCAGAAGTACAGGTTACAGGCGATGGTACTTCACCCCTCCGTAACGGTCTTGTCATGCAAGGTAACATTGCTGGCATGAACTGCTACAAGACAACTGCACTGAACAACTCAGGTACAGATGTTGTGACAATCGCATCACAGCTCGACGACGAGTATGTTGTACTTGCAGGTCACATGTCTTCTACAGCGACTGCATCGCACATCGCTAAGACAGAAGTCGTTCGTGACACTTCAACCTTTGCTGACATCGTACGTGGTCTTCACGTATTTGGCCGTAAGGTCCTACGTCCAGAAGCACTCGTCTTGGGTGTTGTCGACGCAGAGTCAACTACAGGTTCTGCTCTTTAAGAGCGATTACGTCGGGGGCCTTCGGGCCCCTTGACACTTACAGAATTATAATTTAAAATCAGATTAACGGCCTCCGGGGTATATACACACGATGGGTGCTAAAAGAGGTTTGTGGGACAACATCCACGCAAAACGTAAAAGAATTAAAGAAGGTTCTGGTGAGCGTATGCGCGAGCCGGGATCTAAAGGTGCTCCTACAGCAGAGGCACTAAAACGATCCGCAAAAGCAATGGGCGGATATACCGAGCGTTGGAGAAAAGCTCGTGGAGGATACTAAAGGCTACACCGAACGTTGGGCAATGGCCCGTGGAGGCAGATCTGCCGAAGCAAAAAGAAAACGTGCACAAGGTCCTAGTCTATCCGTCGGCAGAGGCGAAAAACAATCGGTAGAAGAAGGCGGCGGCTTAACAGCAAAAGGTCGCGCAAAGTATAACAGAGCTACCGGATCAAATTTAAAAGCTCCAGTAACAGAAAGTAACCCTACAGGTCAACGTGCAAAACGTAAAAGAAGCTTTTGTGCAAGATCAAAAGGCTGGAAAGGAGAACGTGGGCTAGCCGCACGTCGTAGATGGAAATGTTAATGAAATACGATATCACAGCACTTGAAGATCAACTTATTGACCATGAGGGTCTTGAGTTAAAACCTTACCGTTGTACAGCAGAGAAGCTAACTATTGGTGTAGGGCGTAATATTGAAGACCGCGGAATCACGGAAGATGAAGCTCGGTATTTGTTGAAAAACGACATTAAGATCGTAGAAGATGAATTACTTGAGAAAAAACCCGTGGTTGCTGGACTTGATGCTGTTCGTCAGCGGGTGCTTGTGGACATGGGCTTCAATCTCGGCATCCCAACTCTTTTGAAATTTCAAAACATGTGGAACGCTATTGAGGAAGAAGACTTCCAGACTGCGGCAGACGAAGCTATGGACTCCCGCTGGGCAAAGCAGGTAGGACGTCGGGCGGAAAGACTCTGTCAGGCGATGGCTACAGGTGAGTGGGTCTAAATGACCGTAGGCCGGAACGTTACAACGAACAGCCGGATGAAGACCGTGAATCTCACGGCAACAACGAGTGCTCAAGAAGAAACGTTGTACACTTGCCCATCGAATTGTCGTGCTCACGTATCAATGCTAATGGTCACGAATGTGACAGGAACTACAACGGTTGACGTTCAATTCCACCGTTCGTCCGATTCATCTGTTATGCACATCCTTGGCGGTAAGAACCTAGGTGCAGGTGAGTACGTTTTATTTACAGGTGCAGAAATGGTGATGGAGTCTGGGGATCACATCACAATGACACCAACAGGCAGTGGCCCGCAAGTTGACTTGATGGCAACTGTCGAAGAATTCTTTGTTATTCCCGGATAACAAGAACACCCCCAAAGGAGAAAATAATGAGTAAATCAAACTACCTTGAGAACGCTGTTCTCGACTT